CATCGGCCCGCCCAGCACGTTGCGGATCTGCTCGAAATAGGCGGTGCCGAACACCAGATAATCCTGGACGAATGCCGCGAACGCCTTGCGCGATACAAACGGCGTCGGATCGAGCGACGACACCAGCAGATTGCGCTTGAGCATGATCGCCGAGCTGTGGTGCGGCGAGACGCGATAGGCACGGGCGAGGCCATCGAGCGGGATCGGCGGTTCATACCAGCGGCCATTATGCACGCACTCGATCATGTCCATGATCTCGCGCCGGCCGAGCACCGGCTCGGGATCGCCAAACGTGAACGCCTGCATCGACGTAGAACCGCTCGCCTTTGTGCCGCCCGCGTCGATCGCGCCAGGTGCTGCCGCTGCCGTTTCCGCGCGCGACATCGCCTGCGCCTTGCTCTGCCTGCTCATCAGAAGATCTCCATGCGCGTTTTCGGCCGCTGCTTGCCGTCCAGGGGTTCGTTGATGAAAATGTGCATCGCCGCCCAGGCGAGATCGGCATGGCCGACCGCCTCGGTGCGGCTCGCCTTGAAGGTGACGGCGCGGCCGCTGGTGGTGAGTGTCTTCTTGATCGACAGGAATGCCGACTGCAGGTCGATCCAACCCGCGTCGTATTCGATGCGCTGCCGGCTGAAGGTGTGCTGCGCCTTCATGACCATTTGCGACTTGGCCTCGAGCGAATACTCGATCTTCACGACGCCGCGCATGCGGTCCTTCAGCAACTGGTAGACCCCCACGCCCGCGCCGTTCGCATCGACGCCGAGATAGGTGCAGTTGTAGCGGGCGAGCAGCGAGAGGATCAGGGTCGCTTGGGCTTCGAAATCGAGGCCGCGGAACTGGTGGCGCTCGAGCAGCCGGAACTTGCCGCCCGGCCCGTCTGGCGGAAGGGCGATCACCAGCGCCGCGTTGTCGCCGTCTTCGCTTTCCTGCGGATCGTAACCGGCCCAAACCTCGCGCCCGCCAACCGGCCGCTTGGCGATCGGGTTGAAGTCGAGCCAATCGACCATCGTATCGACGGTGCAGCGCTGCAGCTCGTTGAACTTGAACGCCGACAGGCTGTCGTCGACGAACTGGCACATGAGCAGGTTCGCGAATTCGTCGGGCGCATATTCGATGCGCAGCTCGTCGACGTTGAACAGGTCGCAGCCTTTTTCGGCCGCGTCCTCGATCGTGACGATCTGGCGCCAGACATTATCCTCGCACAGCCGGCCGGCTTTGAGCGCGGCATGGCTGACATCGATCTCGATGCGATCGACCTTCTTAACGCGCCGATTGCGCCGCTCGCCCGTCCAATATCCGTGCGCCTGGTGCGCCACGCTCGAGGGCGTGGAGAAATAGGTGCGGCGCCAGCGCTTGTGCATCGCCATCGCGCTGGCGACCTTGTTCAGCTCCTCGAAGCCGTAGGTCCAGAAGAACTCGTCGAAGTAAAAATTGCCGTGATAGCCCTGCGCGGTGCGCGCATTGGTGCCGAGGAAGATCAGCTCGGCCGCAGGCTCGCCTTCCGGGATCAGATCCGAGGTGAGGACGATCGGGTCGCCCTGCAGCTTCACGCCGACGCGCGCCGCGAACTGGACGATGTAATTACGGAAAATATGGGCCTGCGCCTTGGACGCGGACAGGAAGATCTGGTTGCCGCCACCCCGCAGCGCGTCGAGCAGCGCCTCGCGGGCGAAATAATACGTCGCGCCGATCTGACGCGACTTGAGGATCATGCGGGTGCGCTGATCCTTGGCATCCCACCAATCGCGCTGATAGCCGAACATCTCGGCTTCGAGGATTTCCTCGAGCTTCTCGACCTGCTCGGCGGTGAAGTGGTTCTTCTTCGCTTTCTTGCGCTCGCCGGCGTTCCGGTTGGCGACCTTCTCGTTGAGATCGCCTTCGTGCCCGCCAGGTGCCTCGAACCGGCGTACGCGCGCGCCCGACACGACGGCGCGCATCAGCAGGTCGATTTCCTTGAAATCGCCGCCCGTCTTCCCCTCTTTGGCGATCAGCGTGTTGAGGCGGCACTCGAGCGCGTCCTCGATCTTCGACAGCGAGGGAGCGTCATCCCACTTTTCGCGATCCTTCCATGCTTGGACGGTCGGCCGCTTCAGCCCCAGCTCGTCGGCGATCTGCGTCACGCCCCATCCGCGCCAGTACAGGCTGCGCGCCTGGCGACGCGCATCGACCGGGATCGGCATCGTCGTGGCTGGCAGTGGCATGCCGGTATCGGGCGGAAGCTTGCTCATGGCGCGCGAACCTAGCCACGCGTCATCGCCGAGCCGGATAGGCGGGTCTTGTGGAACCGGTTTCCACAAGCCCGCACGCTTGAGAAGTCACATGGTTCCGATGCCTTTTAGCGCCCTCAGCAGCCGCCTGCGCGGCACCGATATTCCGAGGGACCGATCCAGATGGCCAAGAGCAAGTTCTTCCGCGCGTTCGTCGAGGGTCAGACGATCAGCGACGGGCGCAAGATCGACCCCGCCTGGATCGACCAGATCGTTCAGACCTTCAATGCCGAGACGTACACGCCGCGAATCAACATCGAGCACATTTCGGGCTACAGCCCCGAACCGCCGTTCAACGGCTATGGCAACGTCATCGCGGTCAAGGCACAGACCGATGATTTCACGATCGCGGGCAAGACCGAGCAGCGCAAGGCGCTCTACTTGCAGATCGACGACAATGGCCAGCTCGCCGGGCTGGTCGACAAGGGCCAGAAGCCCTTCCCCTCGGTCGAACTGACCGACAGCTACGCCGGCAGCGGCAAGGTCGGGCTGATCGGCCTCGCCTTCACGGACAAGCCGGCCTCGATCGGCACCCAGGCGCTGCAGTTCTCGCGCTCGGCGCCCGGCAGCCTGTTCAGCGACGCACCCGAGGCCGTCGCGATCGAGTTCGAACCCGCTCTGCCCGACGCCACCAAGGTCGAAAGCTCGATCGCGGGCTTCTTCACCGCGCTCACCGCAAAGTTTGCGAAGCCGAGCGAGCCGGAGAAAAAGGATCCGCCCGCACCGGCAAACGATAACGCGACCTTTGCCGCCTTCGCGACCGAAATCGGCACGACGGTATCGGCCGCGATCTCGGCCGCGCTCGCGCCGGTGATCGAGAACGTGAACAAGCAGGCGGCGGACTTTACCGCGCTCGAGGCGCGGCTCGCCAACACCGAGCAGCCGCAGTTCTCGCAGCGCCAAGCCGCGACCGGCTCCGTCACCGGCGGCAACGTCACGGACTGCTGATCCGCGCGACTCACCCCGACCGACCGCCACCCAACGATCCCCGGAGCCCACGATGCAGACCGCCACCCGCCTCCTGTTCAACGCCTATGTCGGCCAGCTCGCCCAGCTCAATGGCCTCGACTCCAGCCTCACCGCCATCCCAGGCGAGCTGAAACAGTTCAACGTCGCGCCCATCATCGAGCAGCGGCTACAGGCCAAGCTGCAGCTCACCAGCGACTTCATGAGCCGCATCAACGTCGTGCCCGTTATCCCGCAGCAGGGCGCACGCGTTGGCGTCGGCGTCACCCGCTCGCTCGCCAGCCGGACTGACCGCAGCCAGGGCCATCGTCGCACGCCGACCGATCCCACCGGAAGCGATGCGATCGACCAGTATTTCTGCAAGAAGACCGATTACGATTACGCCTGGTCGTATGCGATGCTCGATGCGTGGGCACACCGCCCCGAATTCCAGCAGCTCTGCCGCGACGCCGTGCTCGTCCAGAAGGCGGCGGACGTCATCACCATCGGTTTCAATGGCGTGAACGCCGCAGCCGAGACCAACCGCACCACCTACCCGCTGCTCCAGGACGTCAACTGGGGCTGGCTCTACAAGATGCGGACCTATGCACCGACGCGCTGCATGGCGCATGGCGGCCTCGACAACGCCAAGGTCTACGTTTCGGATACCGGCGCGGCCGATTACGCCAACCTCGACGCACTGGTGTTCGACGCCAAGCACAACCTGCTCGCCCAGCAGTTCCAGACCGCGACCGACCTGGTCGTGATCGTCGGCAGCGACCTCGTCCACGACAAATATTTCAAGATCGTCTCGGACGCCGGCGACAAGGCGACCGAGCAGGTCGCGCGCGACGTGATCCTGTCGAGCCGCCAGCTCGGCGGCCTGCCCACCATGCAGGTGCCGTTCTTCCCGCCCAACGCGCTGATGATCACCAGCCTCAAGAACCTGTCCTATTACTGGCAGGTCGGCAGCGCGCGCCGCGCGGTGAAGGACGAAGCGGCCCTCGACCAGATCGAGAACTATGAGAGCATCAACGACGCTTTCATGGTCGAGGAATACGCCAAAGCCTGCCTCATCGAAAATATCCAGCTCGGGCCGAAGGCTTAACCGCCTTCGCAACCCGCCACGCCCGCCTCTCTTC